ATAGGGGTCGATATATAAATCCGTTATATTATTATTTTCTAAATTTCATGTTATTTGAGGTACCTGTATTTAAGGGAGGGAAGGTTGTTGGCACTAGGATTTCTAGTCCGAGTTACACAAGGATTGACGAGTATATATTTGACATTATGTGGCAAGCGAAACGTGATGGGTGGTATGTAAGTTTAATGGGAGGTCGTGGAATTGGGAAGTCTTATATATTTGAGACTGTAATAAACAGGGAATATACGGTATTTCCTGGTAGTTATAGTATAATTTCTGGGACTAGTGATTCGATAGTAACAGAAGCATGGAGTAAGATGTTACAGACATTGAATGAGTTTGAGAAGAAGTATAAACAATTCAAGCATAAGCGATTAAGAACAGGAGACAAATTAATTTACAGTGGGGAGACAGTAGTAGATGAGACAGGGGAGAGTGATCAAGGGCATTTATCGATGATAAAGAAGATTGTTTATGGTAAGAATGCTGGTAAAACGAGGGGTGGTCGTCCTAGTGTTCAGTTGATAGAGGAATTTGCTGCATTTCCTGGTAAGGGTAATTTGGGTAATTTAAAAGATGTATTTAATCAAAGTAAGGGATCATGGACAATTGGAGGTTCATTATTTAAGTGTTTTGTAATGTTAAGTGGAACAGGAGGATCTGTACACAATGATGATGCGAAGGATTTATTTTTGAATCCAGAGAGGTATAATATTTATCCTATAGATGAGTGGGAAGGATTAAAGAGTGGAATATTTATACCTGTTACACATAAACTAACAGGAACATGGGAGAAAGATGGTATTCCAGATTTGGAAGCATCTGCTAAGAAGGTTGAGCATAGAAGGGAGTTAGTAAAGGGAGATAGTGAGATGTATCGTAATGAGATACAGGAATACCCTATGAATATCCGAGAGGTATTTATGAAGAGAGGGAAGAATGATTTTGATCAAGATAGAATTTCTGAAGCGTGGTTAAGGATTGATCAAGGAGTTGTTGATAAGGAAGAGGTAGGTTTTTTAAAATGGGTTTTACATAAGGAGACAGGAGAGATTCAGGGAGTAGAATTTAAGAAGAGTGAGTTTGGTGATATTCATATATTGGAACATCCTGAAAAAACAGACGATGGGAATTTTTATAAAGATTTATATGTCAATGGAGTCGATAGTATTGATATGGGTAAGAATGAATCTGCTAGTGATACAGGGAGTAAATTAGCATCAGTAATAAAGAAGAGGATTATTGATGGTAAGGAGATGTCTAGTAAGGCTAATTTATACGTTGCTTATTATAATAAGAGGAGTAATGAGGTAAGAGATGATTATGATAATGTTTTAAAATTAACATTATATTATGGAGCCAATATAAATTTGGAATGGACAAGGGTGAATATTTACGAATATTTCAGAAATAAAGGTTATGGACATTTATTTATGATGCGACCAAGTATTGCTATTTCCTCTAGGAATGAGAATAAGAAACATAATTTACGAGGAACACCTGGTTCTCAAGAGATGGCGATTCACATGGATGAGAAAGTTCGTCAATATGTAAAGGATCATTACTTAGATTTAGGGTTTATGCTTATGGTAGAGCAATTGAGAGATTATAACTCTATGGATAGGACGCCTTATGACTTGGTTGTTGCTATGGGATTATGTGAAATTGCTGATGCTGATTATATGGGTAAAGGAGCCAAGGAATATAATACTAGTTTAAGTGATGAATTTATACCATTAGGATATTATATTGATAAAGATGGTTATAAGCAGCAAGGTGAAATATCTAAAAAAGATAGTGACTTAAAAACTAAGATAATGAATAATGCTTACGCTAGGGCGAGTAATGTTGTACGATGGTATGATGAAACAGGAGCACCGCAATTTAATGAGGATTATTATAAGAAAACAGGAGGTAAAGAAGTTATTGATAAAGAAGAAGATTTATTAGGAGATATTAATATGTATCAGAATAATAATTAAACGAAACTATTCAAAGAATTAAACGAAACTATTCAGAGAATAGACTAAAATATTGTAAATTTGTTATTATTAATTGTAAATTATAAACGTCATGATAAAGAAAAAATGTAAAGGAGCTGGTGATGGAACAAGAAGTAGAAATGGTTCTGGTAACGGAAATGGTTTAGGTAGAGGAAAAGGAAAAGGAAAAGGAAAAGGAAAAGGAAAAGGAAAAGTTGTAAACAAACCTAGAAGAAAAAAGAAAAAATAAATAATAATTAAATATATATATGTTATGGCAATAAAGTTAATGCACTCGAAAGATTTGAAACCAGTGAATAAGATGGTTGTAGTAGAAGTTTTCAAGGGAGTGAAAAAAAGTAAATCAGGAGTTCATTTAGGAATGGAGAATGAATTTACAAGTGAACGAGGACCTAATGGTGAGTATATTGTTAGGAATTACACAGGTAAAATAATTAGTGTTGCTGATGATTGTATAAAAGCAAAAGTTGGTGATATTATTGTATTTAATCAGATGTCTGGTTTACGAGTAAATGTTAGAGATTTAGAGATGTTAGAAGTTATAGATGAAGAATCGATTATTATGGGAGCAAAAGATAAAGAATTAACTAAAGGTATTTATGTATTACCACATAAATTATTAGTAAAATTAGAAAAGGAATCTGTTGTAAAAACCGAATCTGGATTAATCGTAAAAGATAAAAAGGATGAAAGTAAGATAGATAGGATGACTGATAAGTGTGAGGTTATTAAAGTTGGTAAAGATGTTCCTGGTGAAATTGGGATTATTGGAGACTTTGTTCATATACCTTACGCTACAGGAACAGATATTGAAGAGATCAAGAGTGATACACACGATTACAGGTTGATTCATAAAACTGCTGTAAAGTATAAAACTGATAAATAATGAGTAAAGACAAGCAAAGCAAAGAAACAGTTCGTAATAAGATGGAGTATTACATCGGTAATTACGTATATGATAAAGTTGAAGTAAGGAAGGCTAGGAAGTATGCTGCTGGATATAGGGATTCTGAAGCTTTTGCTTTTCTTGAAAGAAATTATGGAATTGGAACACCCTCTAGTATTAAGTTTTCGCCTTTGATTAATTTGAGACTTAATATACTAAAGGGTGTTTTATTAACGCAAGAAATTAAATCTCAAGTAATAGCTATAGATAAAAGTACTGTAGAAAAAGAATCTGGACAATTACAAGAGAAAAAAAAGAAAGAAGCTCATGAAGTTATTAATGCTGGATTTTCGGCTGATGATAATGAGCAATCGATATTAAATGCTATAAATGATGCTAAAGATAAATTTGGTAATGAATTTATAAGTACATATCAATCTGCAGGTCAACATATAATAAATAATTTTTTATATTCACATGATTATGATATTGCAGGGATACAAGAACGTATTTTTGATGAAATGAGTATAGCGAATGAATATGTAATTAAGGAGGAGCCATTAAAGAATGGTAAATATCCAGATGTTACAGTTTGTCGTTCAGAGGATATATTCTTTATAAGAGATCGTAATTCTAATGATATAAATACTTCGGATGGTATTGTTCATAGATATTATAAAACAAAACGTCAAGTTATAATGGAACTTGGTGGTTACATGAATAAAACTGAGAAAGAGGAATTTTTAAAAGATGAGAATGTAGGGGTATCTACTAATGAGAATAGATTTCTTAGAGATTTTTCTGTTAGTAGATATAATAATAAGAATTTACCAGATGATTTATTTGATAGATATTATCATAGATTAAATGAAATTGTAGAAGTTTATCATGTTCAGTATAAGAGTATAGAGGAGATAACTAGAGAACCAACTGATTTTACTGATAAAATATCTTTATTACTTGGTAAAGGAAATAGAAAAAAAATAAAAGATGATATAGAGGTACTATACGAAGGTTGGAAAGTTGGTGCCGAAATGTATTTAGGAGTTGGTAAGAAAAAATTTCCTAAGAGAGATTTTCGTGATTACAGGAAAGTTTATTTTGATTACAAAGGAATGAGCTTTAATGAACATAGAGGTAAACTTCAGTCATTAGTAAATAATCTTATTGGGTTACAAGATATGACTGATATACTTGTTTTCCATAGAGAGAATATGATAGCCCTTAGCGGAAACAAAGGTAGTAGAGTAAATCTTGCTGCTATACCTACTGTATTTGGTAAGAAATTCATGGATCGTATTAAATTATTCGAAGCATTAAAGAAAAATGGTAACGAATATTACGATATGACACAGGAGAGTTCTTCAGCATTTCAACAAGCAGGTGATTATGATAATAGTTTAAGTGGCCAAAGTGTTGCAGCAGTATCTTCTGTTATAAAAGGTTTTGAAGCTGACGCCGATGCTGTTTGTGGTATAAATGCTGCTATGCGTGGTCAGATAGAACAAAGAGAAGCTGTTAATAACGTCCAAACAGGAGTTATGATGGTATCATATGCCACAAAGAAATTCTTCAGAGTTATCGATAGAGGATTAGAGATGGTATTATTTTCTTTATTAGATGGTATTAAGAAATCATTTCCTAATGGTTTTTCTGGTGTTTATTATGTAGGTAAGAAAAGGAGTGCATTTAATATTACAGCAGATAATTATTCTGCTTCTACATTTATATTAAATATCCGTAGAGATGATACAGATACTATTGCTTTAGAGAAATTAAAAGCTACAGTAAGAGAATTATCTGTAAAAGGTATGATGGATCCTAAAGGTTCTATACTTTCTATATCTGCTACTTCTAAACAGGAATTACAAGACTACGCTTTAGAGGGTATAGAAGAGCAATCCAAGAAGAATAATAAGGAGAAACAAATGGAGCAGCAATTAGAGCAGGTTTCTAAACAAATGGAAGAGGTTAAAAAGGAGAATGATAAACTTAAATCAAAGATAGAGAAACTTGACGAAAACAAACTTGCATTAGAGAAAGAAAAACTTGAAATTGATAAAATAAAGATACAATCAGAAGCGGAATATAAGAAACTTAAATTAGTTCAAGATAAAGAATTCAATGATGGTAAACTTTCTGAAATAAGTAGAAGATCTGATTTAGAAGAAAAGCAAATTTATTTAGATGGTAAATCTAAAGAAGTTGCTGATATGAAAATATAAATATTATGGCAGAATTTAAAGATTATATAAAAGATGTAAATATTAATGCTTGTAGTAAAGAGGTTACGCTTACTATGGCTGAATATGTTTCTGAGAATGATATTATAGTATTTCCTGCAGGAACTGTATTTGTTAGTAGTGTTACTACTGGTAACTTTACTCCAGTAGATAATATATTAACTCTAAATAATATATCTGAAAATGATACTGTTACTATGTTATGTCCTAGTATAGGTCCGTATTTAATAGAATATACTGATGTAACAGGATCTTCTAAGACTTATTATGAACCAATATATTTTGATTGTGATACAGAAGGTACCCCTTGTGATTGTAATGATAATGGTGGTTGTAGTTGTAGTTCAATAAGAAATGATGATAAGAATATTGTATCTAAATCATTATATGGTGTATTATCTAGATTTGAATATTTACAAACAGAAGCATTTTCTAAAGAATATGCTATTGAATTGAAATATAATGAATCTGAGAATAAATTAATTCTTAATGATAATAGAATAAATTATGATGGTAATAGCGTTACCCCTATATTAGTAGATAAATACCATAAAAAAGTATTAATGACTTATTTATCTTATGATAAATTTAATGCTAAGTTTATAGAGCAAATAGTTATGTCTCATCTTACGGATAGTGATATACATGAATGGGGAATGCCTATTGGTAGTTTTGATTGTTTTTATCATAATGAAGATGATTGTGTTATTGCTGAATCAGATTTTACACACGCTACTGTATTTGTTGAATATTTAACAGGTAATGGTGGTTATTTAGCTACAACAAATCATTATCCAATTAGATATGAGCGACAGGTAAATATGGAGGATGGTAAACCTAAAAAAGATGGTTTATATAAAAGTTATTTCTTTATGATACCAGATTTTGATATTGCATTTAATGATGCTTTAAATAATTCTATAGCGGTTCCGAATACTGAATTTTTTATATATACTGATACTGAAGGTAATGATCATAATCTTAAATTTAATAATTCTATATTAACATACGCATCTAGTACAGATTTTGTAGTAGAGAATACATTTACAGGTGATATTATACATTATGATTTAACTGATGACGAAGTTTTATTATCTTTTTTAAATACATATATAATTGATAATGATATGGATTTATTAAAGAACTTAGGTTCTTTAGATAATATGTTACACTTGGCTCCTTATGAAACATTAAGAACTATATATACTGAAGATATGCACTTATTCACTTATGATCTTAGAGATATGATTGTTGAAAGTATATTAGATTGTGAAATACCTTGTGAGAAATTTAGTTTTGATGAATGGATGGCTATGATGCAGAAAAAGAAAGCAGCTAAAATACATTTTTGTAATAGTAATATTACTGAAGTTGTTAGAATAATGTTCACACTTGAGGAAAGATGTAAAAATTGTTAAGATATGCTTATAGATACTTTATATAATAATTACTTTGAAATACTTAGGTATTACATTTACGGTAGTACGATACATTCTAGATTAGTATCTAGGTATTCTAATGATGCTATGTTTATTGGTTTTGATGGTGTACGTAAAGAATATAGTCAAGCTTCTAAAATATATGTTTTATTAGAAACAATTAATGGTTTAATAAATGATAATCCTTTATTTGTTTGTGATGATATATATTCTGATGCCAATTTGGTACCATTAGATGTTTCGGATAATGTGAGAAAGAAATATGAAAATTATTTTAATGTATTATTAGGTTGTTTAAAAACAACTTTAATGAAAGTCGATACATCATATAGAAAGAATATTAAAGTAGAAAATATAAGTTGTGGTAATATGCCTGGAGGTAATGAACCTATTGTAAAAGAAGATTGTATAATTGGTGATTACGACCCTTTGGATTACGAGAATAATGCTTCACATTTCATAAAAATTTGTAATAATAATATAACACCACCTGTACCTACAGGGAAAATAGTCTATATAGGATCTAGTACTACATCATTAATTTATTGGTATGTATACATTATCTGGAGGAGGTCATAAATTTTTTGTACTACCTGATGCGTGGGGTGATCCTCTAGCATTTACTGATAATGGAACAGCTACCGCTATAGCTATGAATCTAACAATGGGAACATTAGTAAATGCTAATATGGCATTTAGTTGGGCATGGCACAAGAAGAAGGAGTAAGAGTAACAGGTAAAGCTGTAACTGATGATGAGAATTCTACATATGCTACACATGAAGATAAATTAAGTCATGGTGGATTAAAGGTATTCACTAGTGAAGCTGAAATGCTATTGAAAGTAACTTACGATAGACGTAAAGGGAAATTAGGTATGCCTGTGGTTATTCCTGATGGAAATGGTGGTTATAAATGGTTAGAATTTATAAATGAGCCAGGTGAAGGGAATCTAACTACTATATCTGATTGGCAAGAAATAGAATTTGGTGGTAATGTTCCTGGTGATACTACATTAGTGGGAAATTGGACACCAACAGGAACTACATTAGCAACACAATATCCAGATACTACAGGTGTAACTAATGGTGTATGGGCAATAGATGGATTAGGCAGTGGAGTAGAATTTGATTTTACGGTAGGAGATTTATCTGGAGAAAGTGGTCAAGATGGTAATGGGATGTTATATAGTTCTGTAGATGGTTTTAGTTTGATAAATGATTATCAGATGGCTAATTTAGAACCTTATTTAATGAAAGATGGTTCTAAACAAATTGGTGGAGGTCACGAGATTCAAGAAAATAGTGTTGCTACAACTCAAGAAGATGCTTTAAATATAATAACTAATGGATTAGAAGTTGTTGTATTTAATATTAGTGGTGTATCTACCGATATTGAACTTAAATTTAAAGCCAATACTGATGTGGATATGACTGGTGTTCAAGATACTGATGTTGTACATTACAATTCAATAACAGGAAAATTTGAGCCAATTGCATCTAAGGTATTTGATGATATTTTGCATAGTGTTGAAGCTAATATTTCAGCAGATGGTCAGTTATCAACTATAGTACCTAATAAATACATATGTTCATCCGTAGTAATTACAGAAGATTCTGGAAATAATGCAGGAAATATAAGTATAGGAAACATTGCTAGTGGTGGTCAGGTGGTAAGTGGACAACCTGTATTAGCGGATGATGATATTAAAGCGCAATTAGTTGATGCTAATGGTGTCTATTTTAGTACAGTAAATGATACAGATTTGTTTATATCATCTGATGATTGGAATGGAGCTTCGGTTACTATTTACTTCACTTTTATTCGTGTATAATATGAATAATTTAATAAAAAATATTATTTTTATATTGGCATTGGGGTTTTACTTGGTCGTTAGCCCTTTTGCCTTTTCTTTAACGACCAACAAATTAAATAACGACCAAATGATTACATATCTAGAAAATGAAGAATGGAGAGATATTAAAGGGTATGAAGGATTGTATCAAATATCTAACATGGGTAGGGTAAAAAGCTTAGAAAGAATAATTATAAGAAATAATGGTAGTAAGTTATCAATTAAAGAAAAAATAAGAAAATTATCAATTGGTACAACAGGATATTTGCATACAAGTTTGACAAAAAAACACGCAAAACTGCGCTTAGTTAAAATACATCAATTAATGTCAGTTGCTTTTTTAAAATACGAGTTGAATGGTAATAATGAATTTGTTACAGACCATATAAATAATATAAAAACTGACAATCGCATATGCGTTAAAATTTATAATAATACATATAATAATATAGCGTTTTATAAAATAGTACAATTATCTAATTTACAAGTTATAACAATAAGACGTAATTCATCTAAAGATAGAAAAGGGGGAACATCAATATATACAGGTGTGCATTTTGATAGAAAATGTAATAAATACGCATCTATAATAAGAGTAGATGGGAAAAAGGTATCGTTAGGGTATTTCGATAGTGAGATTGATGCTACTATAACATACAATAAGGCCTTAAAATTAATCAATGAAGGATTTAACCATAAGCGTATAAAGAATGAATTCAGAAAGAATCTACGTAACGAAGGTAGACGTGTGTTTTATGCAAAAAACATAGGTAAATGGTCAGCAGGAATACGTGTTGATAGTGATGTAATTAGTCTTGGATATTTCGAGAAAAAAGAGGATGCTGAATTAAGATATAAAGAAGCCTTAATCATGCTGTATAATGGTTTTGTGAAGTCGGATATAATTAGTAGATTTTCAAAGAAAAAAAGCTCTAAATACAAAGGGGTGTCTTTTGAAAAAAGTAGTGGTAAATGGATATCGAGATATTCTTATAATAAAAAAGCTAAAAATATAGGTCGTTTTAAAACCGAAAAAATAGCATATGCTGTTAGATTATATGAATTAGAAAATATAAAATTTAAAAATTATGATAATTAATACAAATACCGTAGAATTAGCAGATGTTACAGTAAATTTAGAAAATACTGTAATAATAGCAATAGCTCATAACGGAGTAATGAATGGTCAAAGTGGTGCTTTATCCTTATACTGATAAGAATGTATTTTATTACTTTGACCAAAAGATTAAAGAATATTTATTGCAATTGTTTCCTCATTGGGATAGAAGTAAATTAATATTGACTACTGAACTAACAGAAGAGGGAGGTGAATAATGGCTATTCTCAAAC